TGCTCATTGTTTCTCACCTTTTGGGGTCGGGGCCTGATCAACAGGCAGTTCTGTTTTGAATTCGACGTCGCCGGCGGCCTTCTTGCGGAGCCAGTAACTGTTGGGTTCCAGCGTCTTGCCACCTGCGGGCAAGGCCTCGTAGGTGCCGGGGATCCGCACCAGGCGACCCTCGACGGGAATAACCTGCACTCGGGTTGTCATGGATTCAGGTCCTCGATGATCGTTTTGGCACGATCCGGCGGGTTGGGCTGGGCGTTGTCCAAGCTGTACTCGGTGCCCAGCGTGTTGAAGTCAGGAAGTGTTTCGTTGAAAAGGTCGTCGGGGTGACGGTCCAGATACGACGCCTCGAAGATGACGCGGCAGGCGCCGGTCAGCTGATCCGACTGATCGAGTAACACCATGCGCGAGCGCAGGTATTCCAGATCGTTGACGGTGTCGCCAAGGGTGTCGTCCATCAGCAACAGGCGTTCAACCTGCCGGGCCAGCGTGTCGAGGGTATCGTCCAGCGCACTGTTGCCTTCGGCGTGGATCTCCACCACCAGTTCGACCTTGCGCATGTACTCCCGAGGCGCCTGGTTAAAGATCTCGCCTGATTCATCCATCGTGTAAACGATGATCGCGGGGAGGTCGCTCTGCCATTCGTTCGATATCAGCGGCGCCACGCGGCTGGCGTACACACTCGCCCCCGCATTGGTCGCGCCCAGCAGAACCGCAACGGCCTGCTTGCGAATTAGTTCTCGTGGATGAGCCATGTTCAGGCCTTTCGAAGGATGATCGTGACACCGGCCACACCGTCAGGCTGAACATCGCTGATGGCATACAGCTCACCGCGGGCCTGGACCTTGTCACGGCTGGTTGGCTTGTTCGGCAGATCGATCAGGCGCACGCCGAGGATCGGGTTGTTGCTCGATACGGGCGCTCCCGTCTCCGGATCAACGGAAACGTGAGCCGTATCAAACACGGCTTGGGCCAGGGCCACGCCGGGCGCGACTCCGTCCGTCAGCCAGTACACGGCGCCATCAGGATCGATGGACGCCGAAGGCTCACTGAATGTGCGGATAGACACGCCGAGCATGCGCTGGGCCATTGAGGCCCAGCTCATTACACCGGCGCCGGAGCAGACACGCCGTTGAGACGGCAGGCACCGGTCGCGCTCGGGTTGGCCTCTACTTCCGTGGCCAAGCCAACCAACACCAGGCCGGTAGCCGACACGTTAGTCAGAGCACGAGTAGTGGTGTTCATGAACAGAAGATCGCCAACTGCCCATGCTTGAGCACTGGTTTTTGTAAGGTCAAAGACACCGGTGGTTTTGAGTACCACAGGCGCACCGGCTACCTCAGTGGTGGCGGCAACACCAACAATGGCGCCAACCTTGTAGAGCTCGCCGGAGATGGTGCCGCCAACTGGAGCGGGGACGGTCAAGCAGTCGCCAGCCTGAATATAAGTTTTCATGCGAAATCACCTTGAAGTTCGAAAGGGCAAAAACAAAAAGGACGCCCAGTGGCGTCCTTTTAGGTCTGTTTGCTTGCTGGGACTCAAGCGCCCGGGTTTTTGTACGCACCGCGGTAGTCGATCCAGGCAGCGCCGAAGACCAGGCGTGCTTTAATTTCCATACCGTCGACTTCGAAGCCTTCGCGAGTTTCAGTGAAGACGCCCGGCTCACCTTCGAGGTAGGCATATTCGAAGGTATCAATCAGCCCTGCCTCGGTGAACAGGTACCATTGGTTGCTAGTGATTCGACCATCGACGATGACGACCAGCGACGTGTTCCGGCCGTCGTTGATGTCGGAGTTCTTGGCTGGAACGTATTGGGAGCTAGTGAACTGGAAGGCTTCCAGTTCCTTGTCAGGACCGACCACCAGATAGCGCGGCTCAACATTGAGGAACGCGCCGGCCTTGGATTTTTGCTTGCGCATTGCGGCGCGCGCAGCCCCCAGGGTAGTGGTGTTGATTGCGCCACCACTGGCCGCCAGGTTGCCGTGACCCGCGACAAAGATTGCAGTGCCGTCAGTGAAATTGGGGTTGCTGAGAATCAGGTTCCAAACCAAATTGGATTCCGTCTCGGCAGCGGCCAAACCGTAGGCCCGAGGGATGCGAGTCAGTGCGCCCAGGTCGTCGTTGATGACGGCTTCCCAGGTGATGGCGATGATCTTGCCGAACTTGGTGACGCGGATCGGAGCGCCCTCTTCTTCGAGTTTTCCGTACTTGTATTCGCCATGCTCCTTGACCTCCTCAAGTGCGGAGATATCGCCCAGCGCGGCACGGGTGGTGGCGCGGAAGTCTGGAACGGTGGTCATCTGACCCAAAGGACGCCAGGTCTGCGGCGCCTGGGCGTAAGCATCACGGAGGGTGCGGGTGACGCCACCACCGAGCAGGATTGGGAAGTCGCTGGTGGTTTGCATGCCAGCGGCACGCATGGCGGTTCGGTCGCAACCCAGTGCTGCGCGGGCCACTTCTTGAGGGAGCATGCCGCGTGCATTGCCGCCGACAGTTTCCACGCACTCACGCGCGAGATCGAGCAAGCGCATGCCGCGGAACTCCCGGGCGCCTTCGATCAGCGCGATGGTCGGGTTGCAACGGTTGAGCAAAGCATTCTGCATCGCCTCGCGCTTCGCAGTAATCACAGACTGATCCAGACCACCAACCACCGTCGCTTGGCTGTTTCGCGTTTCAGGTTGATCCTTACCTTGTTTCTCGGCGGCCTTGTCGATCAAAGCAATACTGGCATCAGCGATCGAGACGCCACGGGCTACCAGATCTTCTGCGACATCCTCGCCCAGGCCAACCTTCTTCGCCATTTGGCGAATGGTCAGGCTGCGCTTACGCTCAGCATCAGCGGATTCGCGACGGATCAAATCCTCGGCCGCGCGCTTTTCTTCTTCAGTCATCGGGTTTTCCTCGGTGGTGTTGGCCACGGCGGCCGGTTGGTCGAGAGGCTGTTGCGCCTCGCGAACTTCAAAAATGGTTTTTGTTCGCGCGCCTGAATATTCAGCTGGTGTTTTTGCACTGCGGATGTTTGCGCCGTCATCGAATGCTATCGGCACGATCGATAGCTCTAGCGGCTCCCAATCCACAGCTCGATAGGTTGGAAGCTTGTCAGTGGCGTCGTCGGTAATCACATAGCGGTGAACAACATATTTGACGCTGATCTTGCGAAGGATCTTGTCCTGAACATCCAGGAAGATCTTCTCTGCATCTTCACGCTTACTGAATCGAACTAAGGCGTGACCCTGATCGCCTTCGAGCCATGCTCGCTCAACAACGCCAATCACATCGTCAAGGTCATCAGATTTATGGGTGTTAAGCAGTGGCGCACCGTTGTTCAAGCGGTCAAGACGGATCGCTTCCACACTGACTTCGAGCTCTTCCATGTAGCTGCCAACGTCCCAGGACCATCGCTGGCCTGTGGCACCAGTTGTCCAAACGAGCTCTACGGTTCGAGCTTCGATGTCGACGGAACCCTCGCGCACTGCGGCTCGAAGGCTGAGCGTTGGCGTGTCATGCGTCTTGCTTGTCGTCACCTGGTTCGGAGTTGGCATCGTCTGTTTTCTCTTCTGTGATTGGCGGCTGACTTGGTGAGCCGGCAGCCGCGACTCGGCGCGGGTCGCAATCCAGGACCAGGCCGTATTCGTCGATCATGTCGTTGGCTTTTTTGATTTGCTCTGCATGTCGCTTCGGGTCTGTGATGCCCAGTTCGCGCAAAGCATCCGGCCATGTGGTCAGGCCGTTGCGCACGCGGGTGATGACGTTTTCGGTTTCCGACTTCGGATCGACCATGTCGCGACGAGGCGGTACCCAGTAAGCCTTGACGTCATCCATTACCCCGCCAGGCAAAAGCACCTGCGCCTCCATAAACCAACGCCAGACCTGATCACAAAGCTGAGGGATCAGCATTCGCCACTGCCAAACATCGACACGGCGGGCGAAGTTCAGCCAACCCATTCGGCCGCTAGAGAAGTTCACGCCCTTGAGGTCGCCGGTCAGCAGTTCGTAAGGGACGCCCAAGCCGACGGCGATGGCATGCAATGCTTGCCAGGAGTAAGGCGTGTAACCGTTGAAGGTTGGTGGAGTGCCGAAGCTGACCGACTCGCCTAGCGACAACTCCTGAAGCATTCCTGGCTCCATGCGATCAATGAGAGGTGGACGTTTATTGGAGCCTGCAGGGCTATTTTCAGGGTCCTTGGTAATGAACCCAGCGAAGCAGGCGGCGATCTTCGCCTGCTCCATGACGGCATCTTCCATCTCGTCGAACTTGCTCATGCGCTGAATCACAGGAGCCAGCCAGGTGTAACCCCGCGCCTGACCAGGCCGCTTCCGGAAGAACACATGAATCACGTCTTCGGCTGGTACGCGCGACGACTGCAGCGAGCCCCACGCCGCGTTCGAGCCAGGATGTCTATCGAACAACCAGTAGGCGACCCTTCGACCAAGAGCGTCGAACTCGACACCCTGAATGACTTCATTCAGACCAAGGACCATCGCCTTGCTTTCATCGAGAAAGTCAGCTTCCAAAACTTGCAGCTGGACTGGAACAGGCAGACCGTCTGAGCTGAAACGGCGACGGCGCCGAATGAGGCACTCACCGCTTTCGGTGATTGCCTCCATGATCATGTGTTGCAGGCCGTAAAAGTTCTCCAACCCGTCCGCATCGCAAGCGGTCGTCTCGGCCCAAGCCTTCCAAAGATCCACCAGCTTCAGGGCATCACGATCGCGCTTCGCCAATGGCAATGGAACGATGCCGGCACCAACCGTGTTGTCTGCGATGCCAGTGATTGCTCGCTCAGCGAATGGGTTGTTCCGGCGTTGTTCGCGAGCGCGATTCCGAAGCTTCGCTAGAGCCGGGGCGTTCTCGGCGTTTGCATCTGCACCAGTGGCGCGCCATCTATCATTTCTTCGGCCGCCTGCAGCGCCCTCGAACCGGCGCTTCAGCATGTCCATTGTCATCTCGGTGCGCAGCTTTTTCAGGCGTGCGTCCGATCGTTTAGCGGCATACCCAGGGAACAGGCTATCGAGCATGCTCATGGGTAATATCCTTTCGAGAATGAGGTGTAGCGGCGACCGCCGTCGTTGTTTGCATTCAGGCCGAGTTCGCCGGCCATCAGTTTTAGAATCCGGATCATCTCGTCGAGCGACCGGTAGGTGACGCTTTTGTCGGCATAGCGGACGGACAGCGCGCCTTCGGCGATGGCCGCCTGCAAGGCCTGGTACTGCTCGATTGTGAAAGCCATAAGTCTCACTACCAGAATGTGGATTTCTTCCGCGGTCGTTCTTCCGCGTCCGGTTCATTGCCGCCAGTTACCGCAGCAACCAGCAGATCCAGGTCAAGCCCGAACCGTTGTTGGCAGATGCGCAGTGCGGCAAGCGCGTACACGAAGCAATCGAGCGCCTCGTTTCGGCGGCCACCGCTGTCCCAACGCATCACGCGCTTGCCTTTGGATATGGCTGCTTTTTTCTTTTCGGAGGTGAGTTGCTTCACCTCCGACTCGTCGCAGATCGCGTCGTTGGCTGGGAGGTGAACTACCCCAGGCTGAGAAACACCCGCCTGGGAGGCAGCCGTATCGACGGGGAGCCCCATCCGGCTGTAGAGCAGTTCCTTGGCGTTGTCGGTACCGACCTCGGTGAGAAAGACTTTGTGGACCTTGTTTTTTGTGCGCGGGAAGTTCGCGATCGGCTTGCCGTAGATGGTTGCACCACGGATTGGCACGACCCAGTGCACGCCGTGCTTGCGGCTTTCGGCGTAGACCTCGTCGGCATAGTGGCCGCCGGCGTCCCACGTCCAGCGCTCAACCTTCATGACGGTGCCGTCCACGCGGGTGAATTGCCGGTGCAGCTCAAGACCCACCTTGCGGCGAAGCTCCTCGCTGGCCGGGTCGCCCATCAGAATGAACCGGTGCACCAACCACGCTTCCTCGCCCGGACCGAACGCCCAGACGCGACCCTCGAAACGGTCGTCTTGAGTATCGATGCCACCAACAAGGACCAGGCCGAGACCCGGTACCTGCGGATAAACTTCGCGGCGACCGTACAGAACTTCGGAGTCGAGCTTCTCGCCCTGGTCGTCATCCCACGTTTCGCCGCGAGTGGTGTTGATAAAAGTGATGAGCTTCTCAACGTCGCCTTTCACGTTCAGCCACTCATCAACCAATTCAAGCCAGGTGGTCCAGGTGCTATAGATGGCCCAGACGCTGAAGCTTACCGACCGCGGCGTGCGGATCGGCTCGCCGGACTTATCAAGCCAGTCCATGCCGTCCCGGGTCGAGATACCTGTGTTGTCACAGATCCAGCGACCAGTCTTAGAAGCCTCCACCATCTCGTTGTGCCAGATCACGCAGGCAGCGTGCTCGCACAGATACCAAGCCTTGGTGGCTTCCCCTAATTCGTTCTTCTCCCACTTCAGCCCAAACTCACAATCTTTGCCTCCCCACTGCAGCGTTTGCTCTTTCTGGCAATGGGGACAATTTATGTGGAACCGCAACAGGTAAGGCGACTCCTCCACAGCCTTGGTGATCTGACAGGAGCCGACCCGCTTTGGCGTCGACCCTCGAATGGACTTGGGGTAAGTGGCGCCCTTGAGGCGCTTGTCGCCAAGAGTGGTCGGCGAGCCCTCACCCTCAATGCTGGCATCAAAGTTTGAAAGTTCGTCATAGATCACCTCATCGGCAGACTTCTCACGGAAGTTGCGCGATGCCGTGCCGCCCTTTATCCAGAGCGTTCTACGGTTGGAAAAGATTTTCTGGTCGAGCGTGTTGTTAGAATGTTTCTTACCGAACCACGGAGCCAGCTCACCTATCACAGGAACGTCGCGGATCATGCCGCTGACGTGGCTTTTGCTGATGTCCTCGGCGTCCGGGTCAGTCGGGCTCCACATCATTACGTTGCGGCGCTTGTGCTGGATCTTGTAGCCGATGTTCGCCATCAACAGCTTGGTGTAACCGATCCGCGCAGACTTGATGAAGTTTACGAACTTGATCAGGTCATTCCCCATGCTATTGAGGATGGCCACCTGAAACGGGTCTGTGGTCCACTTGCCCTCGTTATAGGAAGACTCGGCAGACATGTAGAAGTGCTTGTCGGCCCACTCGGTAGCCGTCAGCGGTGGTTCTTTGTAGAGCGCCTGAAGTCCTAGCTTGATCGACTTACGAAGATCATTCAGCCATGGACTCGACGTACTCATCTAATAATTCCGGAAGTTGCTCACCAAAGCTGGCGGCAATATTTCGAGCGATCGCTATTTCACGCTCCATCGACTCAATGACGCGGGCATCAACTTCAGGGTGACGACGGCCGACAGTCTTGCCGACGGTATCCAGCTTGGAGCCGATTTGAGCGGCAATCTTGGCTAGGGCAAATGTGGCGAACGGGACGGGCACCAGTTGCTTGTCGAGAACCAGGTTCTTCTTCTCCTGGGCGACCCGTTGAGCAGCAGTAAGTCCACGACGCTCTTCGAGCAGCTTGTATTCAATCAGCGGATCGAGACCTTCGGTTCCCTCGCCCGCTGGTTGTTGTTTCCGTTGCGCGTGTTCAACGCGGTTTTCGACCACATTCTGCACGGTGTAAAACGCCTCTCGACCTATGCGCGCGACAGGCGCAACTCCCCATTTGTCAAAGGCTTGCGGCGAAATTCCGAGGCTCGACGCCATCTCGGATTTGTTCAACCAGCCGCGCTGTTTGGTTGTTTCGTTTTTGGCCATGATTAAACAACAACCAACCGTGGGAAAAAGGTCATACATATTTGGCGCGCGGGGCCCGAATTACCCGCAAGGGGCTGGGGTCCCCGGAAGGACCCAAAGGGGGGGTACCCCCTGCCCCGTCCGTCAGCCCCGAGCTGTGGACAGCGCCTGATCCATCGCGCTGGCGAATTCCTTTGCTCGGTTCGCCTTCACGATGTTGTCTGCGATCTTGTAGAACGGGATGATCACTCGATAGCCAGGCTCGCCCTCACTGAAGACAAAGACCGGGCGTACAGCATCACCGAACGCGGTCTTCTTCCTCTCCCAGATACCTTGGGTACCGTCGACATCACCTGCGAAATACTTCTGGGCGTTGCCCTTGCGCTTACTGCGCTTGCTGCCCGTGGCGTTGGCCTGCACACCACTGACAGTCTCGGCCGCACCAAGGCCCGACAGTATCTTCATGATCGTGCCGCGCGGTACGTTGCCGAACTGATTGAGTGCTGATGCTGCTGGGATTGCGTACTGCCCTGGCTTCATGATGCCGCGGGAGATCAATGCTTTCTCGAAACGCTTATGCGGTCGCCGACCACCCTTCACCGGCTGTTGCAGGTAGGTGTCAGCGGGTACGCCCGATGTCCAGGCATCCTTAAAGAAAGCCCGCGCCTCAGGGTTGCCCTTCTTGGCAGCCTTAACATAGAGGCTGTTCATCGTGGTGGCTGTCGGCCTATCAAGGCGAGCCCTCATCACCGAGAGCTCACCCTGCTTAACGAGCATGGCCAGTCGTGTGGCCATCAGAGCAAAGGCAAAAGGAATCTGCTTACTACCAAGCGTCCGCAGAGCCTTTGAGAGCTCCTCTACATTGGTACGGGCGTCGATCTTAAGCATTTGCCATCACCTATGTTTGCGGCGATCAACCTGCTCGGCTGGGGCTTTATCGCAACCCATGCAGTGTTCGCAGTTGAGGGTTCGGCAGAGCCAGCCTTTAACCGTCAGCCACCACGTAACCATGAAGATATGGCGAACACCGGCCAATGCCAGCGACACATGCAGTGTCAAACCCGCTGTAGTCGGGCCGAAGAAGATGTTCTGGGTTCGAGTCATCACAACGAAGCCACTGATGGCGATCGTTGAATAGATGATCTTCCCGACAATGCCGTCTCTCACCTTCCCGCTCAGCACGCACCAGGTAGCCCATAAGGCAATCAGGCCGCATGCAATAGAGTTGATTAGTTCGAAGTTCATGGTGGATTACCCCCGCCGAACCGCTGACGGATGATCGCCCAGAGGTCCGCGGCTTTGATGGCGCGATTGATCGCCGCCAGAAGTGAGCCGCCGAAGGTGCCAAGTAAAAAGCCGATGCCGGCGACGATGCTCGGCTCTGTGACACCGAGATAAGCGCTGACCATGCCTGTCAGGTACAGAGAACAAGCCACTCCAGTGACCAAGAAAATTGCCCAGGCTCGCCAGTCAGTGAGGTCGTCCTTGTGCCACCAACTGGCAACAATTGCTCCAATCAAGCCTGCGATAAGCCATTCAGCTTTGTCGATCAGGCGATGCAGAAGATCCATGCGCTCGACTCCGACTCTGCATGACTTGATTTGAATCAGCTCCAGCAGCACTCCCAGCTCGGAGCAATGGGTGTGGTGGAGCTGAAAACGAAAAAGCCCCGGCGAATGCCGAGGCTCTGTGAACTTTAGAAAGCAAAAAGCCCAGCACTTGGCCGGGCTTCTTTGTCACTCCTCTACACGCGCAGGAATGACAGGATGGGATAAATACTGATGGAATGATGGATCAGTGTCAATAGGCCTTCACGCTGCAGCATCCGAAATAATCAAACCCTCTAAATCAAAGATCTCGCCGGCGACGCAAAGAGCTTCGTTCACCAGGGAATCGAGTGCCGCGTGAATATTCCGACGCCACTCTCGACGAGTCGATTCGGGACGACCTTCCGTATCCCACGTACTCATGTCATAGAAGCTTTTTGGCAAAACGATCATTGCGGCTGATCTCGAAGCAATGCGTTTTTTTGCTGCTCTATCTGCCGCCACGGCAGAGGCGATCATCGAATCACGACGCCAGTCAGGGGCATCGACAGGCACGGTTACTGTGATGGTTTGAGCGACCTTTTGCTCTGCGCCTTTAAGTTTTGGGACAGCCCATGCGGTGACAGCCTTGAATACGAACAAAGTCGGTGCGGGCGAACTGACTAGAAGCCGAAGAGCTGTAATGGCTTGAACCTTCTTCGCTTTATCGGTGCTGAATTTAGCCACCAAGGCGTCCATATGCTGTTTTTCGAGACCGTGATGAAGTCGCGCGGCCACCCAGCAATCTGCCTGTGTACGGTCAATTGATTCGCCTGGTGCACAACCGAACAACGAACTCAAATCACGCCGCTCCTCCTCATGCGGGCTGTACAACTTCTGCCAAGCCTGTTTGCTGGTGTTGTCGATGGATTCAGCAGCAAGGGCCGATACAACGCCGCCAAGTACGCTTTGATAGATCATCGTTCAATCCCCTGTGAAGTTCGAAGCGCCGGCACCGCGGCGGTTGTTCTGTTCGTATTGTTCGTGGGCACCGCCCTGTGCCTGCTTTGTCCTGGCTAAGTCGGAAGCCATGTTCTGCAGCTTCAGGCTGAGCTGTTGCACCAGGTCTTGGAGCGGCATCGCCTCACCGGTAGTGGCGCAGACCCAGCCAGATGCGTTGCACTGGACGCAATCCAACTGATGGAACACGCCACTGATAACCGTGGCGCCTCGGCAGACGCCGCACACCATCAGTGGCTTCGCTTCACGGCGAAAGGTGGGGCCGTGACTCTTCTTCATTTCTCCTCCGGCTCTTTCAGCGCGATCTGAACGCGCGGCTCGCTTTCTTTTGGCTCGACCCAAACCACCGTTTCCACCTCGCAGTACTCGCCATCGAGGAGAACGTAATCACCAATCCGAGGGACCAGATCGCGGCGGCGAAATGCATACGCAGAGCCACGGCGGAAGTAAGTGATGCCGATTCCAGTCATTTTTAAACCTCGCCTATGGTTGATTCTTGAAGGGCCTCGCAGGCCTTGTTTTCCGTGGCTTCCAGAGCATTACCGGAATCTCCTGATTCACTGCCGGTCAATCCGTGAATCAGGGCAAAGCCCTTCTGGTCTAGATGCGCGTGCCACTGCTCCAAAGCATCACGCTTGCGATTCATCACGTCCGACTGGACGTACACCTTCACGTTGTGACCCATTGTGTGATTGATCAGCAACTCGCCGATCAGGTAGTCAATGCCGATATCCGCCCAGCCAGTTCGGGCCACCTTGCGCAGGTCGTGGCTCGTCCACTCGCCCTTCCCCAAACGGGTGAACACGGCGCTGGCCTGCCCTTCGCTCAGAGGCTTTCCGTTGCGCGCCGGGAACACGTACTGGCCGTTGTACCCATTGGCGTATTGCCACTCGCGGTAGCGGATCAAAATCGCGCACATCTGCTCGGTCAGGGGTAGGTGATGCTCGACGCCAGTCTTGGTGTGATCGCCCGGGATGAACCACTCGCGCTCCGCCAGGCTGATGTGCGACCACTCGGTCAGGCGGCTTTCACCGATCCGCGAGCCGTGACACAGCATCAGCAGGGCCAGCATTGCGTCACGCGGGGCGGTGATTAATACCTCGGCCAGTTGCTCAAGCACCTCTGGCAGTTGCACGCCGCGCAGCCGGGACGGCTTGATCCCGACCTTGGCCTTGGAGAAGTCGCTGAACTTGACGTCCTTCATCGGGTTGACCGCGATCAGGCGAAGCTTGAACGCCTGACGGAGGGCCAGGGCCAGCAACTGGAACGCGGAACGCACGTAATCGATGCCGATGGACTCCTGAGCCGGCCACATGAACTTGTCGTCCAGCGTGGCTTTGTTGATCGACGCCAACGGCACAGCACCCAGCAACGGCTTGAGGTGGCATTTGATCAGGGAGGCGCCGGTCTTCTTACGCTTGCTCGAC